CGCCAGCACATAGCCGCGCCCGTCCACGCCCCGTCCAGCGACCACGATCCCAATGCTGTCCCCTTGGTCAGATGACCCCTTCGTACCGCTCGGATCGACCGCGACCACGATGCGCTCCAAATCGGGGACTGTGCAGATTTTGCGAGCCTGCTCAATAATCTCCCGCGTCCAAAGCGCGCCTTGCACGTCGTCCAGGATTTCGGCTGACAGTTCCTGGCGCCCTAGCCGCGTTCCTTCGTACTTCGCCTTGAGCTGAGCCAGCGCAGGCGCCGCGAGGTTGGCCGCGTTGTCGAACGTCGATCCCTTCGTCAGATAGGTCAACGGATTCGCGACCAAGGATCTGATCAGCGGTGTCGGTTTGGGCGTCGTGGTGACGATGGCCTTAGGGTTAGTCCCCAAGCGCAGGCCGAATAGCAGTTGGTCCCACGCCTCAGGGTAATTCCATGCCCCGAGTTCGTCACACCAAGCTCTGTGGTGCTGAGGCCCGCGAAGGCGTTCCGGCTCATCGGCGCTGAACAGCTTGTAGCGCGCGCCGTTGACCAAGATCAGCTCGCCGAGGGATCGGTTCCAAGCCTCGACGCATTCGGTCGGCAGGATATTGCGAAGCCCGCTCTCACCCTCAATGCAGGTGTCGCGGGCATCGGCGTAGGTCGGCCCTATGACCGCAATCCGATGACCTGGGTGGGTCAAGCCGTAGATCGCGGCGTCCTGGGCGCCCGTGCGCGTCTTGCCCCATCCTCGCCCAGCCAAGATCAACCAAACCGACCAATCCTCGCCGGACTCCAGCGCTCCAGGCGTAAGCTGGTTAGGCCGCGCCGCCTCCTGCCACCGCGCCATCATCGCCAGCGCGGCTCGGTGCTCCGGCCGCAGCGCCGCCCACAAGGCGGGCGACAGCGAGGAAGGCGTCATCAGCGTCCGCCTTGACGGTGACCGTGGACGTGACTTCCTGCTTGGACGTGTCGGACCATTCGTCGCCGCCCATGTTTTTTAGACCAAAGGTGATCACGCTCGCCGCGCCAGGGCCGCCCGTTCCCTTGGATGCCACAGCGATCGCGGTCTTTTCCCAGAACTTCAGGCGTTTTGCCTTGCCCACATTAAGGGCTTCCCGAAATTCCTCGTGGACCTCAGCCCACGCGTTCACGCGAGACCGGGACACCCCGATCTCTCCAGCCCAAGCCGTTACGCTGTAGCCGTCGGCCATGGCTTCGATCAGACTATCGCAATAGGACGGATCGTACTTGCTCGGACGCCCCACGGTTCGCGGTTCGCAGTGCGAACTAGGTTGCGAACCTGTGGCGCGAACCAAAGCCTCACCTACAGCTTCCCGGACTTTCGCGCCTAAGGGGCGTGTCCAGCCTTCTGCTCTGGCGCGCTTTCGGATGGCGGTGTCTGAGACGTCGAACTGGCGCCCGATTTCCCTCAGCGAGGATTGACCGGCTTTGTAGGCGACTTCGATCCCGGCCCAATCGACTGGCGTCTGATCGCTCACAGCTTCACCGCCCTTCGCCACATCGGCGTCCATCCCCTGCGGAGTTCCTCGCGCTCATAGTAGGTCACTTCACGGTTTGCCTGGATGAGCGTATCAAAGCGGGCGGAGTGGATCAGCTATCGGCCGTATTTCGGGCCGACGTAGACAGCGACGGCGTACATCAGCCCCTCAGGAACCAGCCAGCGATCATCAGGAGCGGCATGATCGTCAAGATGACTGCCGCGTCGATCATGTGGTCGATGGGCGCCTGACGTTCCGCTGTGGCCTCAGAGATGGCCATCCGCAGATAGTCGGCCATCAACAAATCAAAGTCGGATCGGTTCAATCGCACCCGCTTCGGGTCACTCTGCTCACGGGCGGCGCGGCGTATGTTGGCGCGAGCGCGGGTTAGGTTAGACATCGCTCTCCATTCTGCGCTCCGCTGCACTTTTCCGCTTGCATATATATAGCAAACTGCTATGTATGGGTTGTCGCCGATGGCGAATCGGAGATTGTCAGATGGCCACGATTTATTCGATCCACGCCCCCTTCGCCGACAGGCTGGAAGCGGTGAAATCCGAGATGGCCGCCCTAGGCGCCCCCACGATCCGGGTAGTGGATTGCGGAGACCACTTCATGGCCCTGGAAGGATCGCACCGCCTCGCCGCCGCCCACGCGCTTGGCTTGGAGCCTAAGTTGCTAGTTTTCGAGCAAGACGACATGATCGACATCACTCAATTCGATTGGTTTGATGAGGCCAATTGGGGCGAGACGACCTATCAAGCCGGCGAAGTCGCTGGCGAGTTGTTCTCCCCCCAACAAGCCCAGGCGTGGTCATTTTGACCGACCCACCCGCATTTTCTTCCGACCTCCGCGCCTGGATCAAACGCATGGGTTACACTCGCGCCCAGGCGGCGGCGGTACTGCGTGTGCCGACGTCAACCCTGGATGGGTGGTGCGCCGGACGGCCATGCGTGCTTGAGGGCGCGATTAAGCTTTTGATGGATTTGCTGGCAGAAAAAGCATGCTTTCCGTCAGCGCCTAACTTTGACGCCTAGCATCACCACAAGGGCGGATTGACGCTCGGGGCCGATTGGCGCGGCGAACTCTATCTCAGCCACCCAGCGGTCTCCGACGCGGCGCAGGCTGGCGATCGGCAGGAAGGTCGCGCCGCGGACTTGGTCGCGGATCATGGCGGCCAAGCCCATCGGGCCGACAAGGCGCTCTACCAGCTCAATCGGAAGCGCCATGGCTGCGGCCGCCTTGGCGCGCGCGGGTCGATCTGATTTTCCACCGGCGAAGATCGCCAAGGCGCCGGCCTCGACACGGCTGTCTGAGACCGGCTTGAGCATGGCGTTGCTCCGGTATGGGTATCGCGCTCAGCACGTCAGCCGCTCAACAAGGGGGCGAATTGGTCGGCGTTGTGGAGCGCGATGGTGGGAGCGGAAGCCGGATTCGCACCGGCGATCTCCTGGGTATGAACCAGGCGGGATGGCTACTTCCCTATTCCGCATCAACTTAAAACGCCTAGGCCGCCTTACGTCCGATATTTGACATTCCGCGCTGATACGTGCGTCGGAGGGGATCGACGGCTCACTTCCCTGGTCGTGGCGCCGTATGGGGCGCTAGGCGTTTTTAGAACGCAAACCCCCGCGCTGTGAGGCTGCGGGGGCTGCGAATGGATTAGCTGCCTGCGAACGCAGGAACAACCGATAGACGAATAGGTCGCACAAAACCGGGGCGGCGTCAATACTATTATGCAGCGGCTGATCGCGGCCGCTCATATTTGGCGGCCAAAATTTCTAGAGTGTCAACTAAACGCTCTGCCAAGCGCGCCCGCTGTTTAGTGTCACCACGAGCGATAGCGTGTAGGCTTTCGTCGTTGACGCACACCCGATCCAACAGCGTTATCATCCGCGCGTCATGGCGTAGCCATTGCCAAACCTGCGCGCGCTCCTCTACAGCGGCGGCGCGCGATTCGGCGGCTCGAACCCCAAAACCACCACCCGAGTCATCAAGGCACGACTTGATCCGAGGTGAGAGAAGCTTTTCAATTAAGTGTCCGTATCTCTTGCCAGCCTCGTATTGTTCCGGGGTCAGTTCCTCATTTGAGAGCAGAATATTTAATTGGGTTCGCCGTACCGCGCCGCCGCCGATCCGTGATCGTACAGCTTCCCCTCGCCTATGAGCAAGCGTCAAAGTTTCCTGGACTGCGTCAGCCGCCCAAGACGAATTTGCATTTTCCGAAAGTGATTCTTGAAAACTTCGAGCCTCAGCAAATGCTTTTTGTAAGTTGCTTTCATCCTTTGCCGATATCGCAGCCGCGATTTTTCGATTTATCTTATCCAAACGTTTAGCCTGTAATGGATTTAAATTCGTCGATGAAAGTTGACGTGTCTTGTTCAACTTTTCGCGGCGCTTAGCGGAGCTTGAACGGCGACCGGAAACTGCCTCGAATTGCATTCCACGCGTTGCCTGAATAACGTGATCCGCCGTTGTGCCAATCTGACGTTCAATTGCCCCAATTTCTTGGGATAGAGCGCGATAATCGGGCCGTTCAGCTTGGGATTGGCGGTCAACGCGCGCGCGGATATCTTTTAACGCCAGATCAATAAACCATGGCGCCGAAAATCCTGGAGGCGTCACGAACGGAATGGGGCCGATCATTTCAAGCGATGACTCACAGTTGCTTTCCGCGTCGATTTGATCGTTTAAATCCTGCTGCTGAGTCAACATTGCGAACCCCCAGATTTGACTACACTACCACATTTCGTCGATTTGCAAGTTAACGCGCTACATTTTGCGATCCGGCATTAGGCCGCAGGTGGTGCAGGTGGCGACCAATCAGAAGCCGCCAGTGCTGCGGCCTGCATCGCGAGTTCAAGGCCCTTAACCGCAAAGACCACAGCTTGGCCTTGATGGTAAAACGCGTTCTGCTTGGCCATTTCGGACTCAGCCAAAAGCGCCTGAACTTGCTGCTGACGGGCGATCTGGGCGGCTTGGGCGGCGCTCGCCTTGTGGGCGGCTATCCGCTCCAAAAGCGCGGTTGAGACGGGCGCGGGATGTTCTGAATTTTCCATGGAACTACAGCCCCCCAATCGCGCTCAGATAGAGGTCGATCAGCGCCTCTTCTTCTTGGCGCTTGACCTTGTCCTGCTTGCGCAAGCGGACCACCTTGCGCAGAATCTTGACG